CAGTTAAAACATGTCCAAACTTATCTATAACATCCGATACAGTAAACATATCAGTTTTACCTACCCAGTTAGATTGTGATATATATCTTATATCTGGTGACTTATGATAGAATGTAAGAACAGGATTCCAAAGTTCTACTTCATAATCATCTTCCATCATACGGAAATGCCAGAACTCTCTATCTGTAATTAACATGTCACGGAAACCTCTTTCCTCTAACTCATCCATTCTAAATCTTTCTACATCCACTTTATGTTGATGTTCAGCCCATTGTTCTACCATAGAACGATAATCTTTCTTAAAGAACTGTTCTATTTCAGGTAATGATTTTAAACTTTCAGGTTGTAGTTGTTGTTTTGCTTCTTCAGAATTTGGATCCAATCCTTGTTCTAACATTGCTGCTAACATTTTAGTTGCAGCATCTGCCATTAAAGTTTGTTCAACCATTCCTCTTTTTTGTTCTAACATCTCATTATATGAAAAGTCATCAACAGCTCTATAAGTTAATCTTGTAGATCTTTTTGCAAATTCAGCTACTAGAACATTAACTACATTAGGAATAATTGGATAGAATTTTAATTCAAGTGCAGATACATCTTCTTTAGTAAGAGTTTCTACAACATCTCTATATTCATTATCATCTTCAATTATATAGTCTGTTCTATCAATAATACCTTTTGCTAGTTTATAATTTTTCATTAATCTTCTAGCATTTCTACGGATTTGTTTAAGACCTTGCCACTCTAACCAGTCTAGATTCCAAGCTGCCCACTCATCTGTTTTATCTTTTTTAGGTAAGAACTGCAGAGGTTGGGTAATACTACCTAACCTATTCTGTGAAGTCTTAGCACCTTTCTTAGCCTGTAATGCGTTATATATTTGCATAACTTTCTATTTAATATTTTTAAATGCAGATTTTTTAAATCCTCTATTCATAGTAGATGTTTTATGACCCATGTGTTTAAATGGACTCTTATTTAATTTAAACAAATTTTCTGACTTTTGCAAGTTTTTAGCTGCATCATCCATGATTGTTCTTGTTGCAACACCTCTATTTGATTCTTGAATCCTCATGAATGCAACAAGAGCAGCAAAAGAAACTAGTCTATCCACATTGACTCCATCTGCATATTCTCTCATTTCTTTGATTAACATAGGATCAGGAATCCTCTCTATACCATAGGTAGTTCTAACTACTGTACCATCTGGTTTTAATTCTTGATCTAATTCTTCTTTAGTAAATTCTATGGCATAACTAAGAAGATGTGCTTTAAAAAGAGTACCTGTATTTTTCCAACCATATTCTTGATACACATTATTATTAGAACCTAAATCTTTTAAAAACATAATCTGTCCTTTTGGTACAAGATATTTTTGTTTACGTCTTGCAATCATGTGTTGAATAAAATAAGATATGTTATTTTCTACAAGTGCCCATGCATTATACCATTCAATAATAAGTTCTAGTTGTTTATGTGTTTGATTTATATCATCATATCTACCACACCAAGCAGCCACTATCTTACCTTGTTCTATGTAAGTCTCTACTTCAGTACCCGTAACTTTTTGCACTCTTATTGGAGCTTTCATTATGTAGATTGAACATAATGATTCTGATGTTGTAGTTTTACCTTCACCTACGGGGTCAATAGATGCATAATATGTTTTACCAAACTCAGGATTTGGAATTGGTCTTTCCCATACAACAATACATCCTGTTTTATCTTCAGTCTTTTTGTTTATTGGAAATTGCATTATTGGACTTTTATTACTTTTAGTAACTACAGGCCTTCCCTCTATATCAGTTGATATATCTAAATATTCATATGCATAGTCTTTTTCTTCAATTCTTCTTTCTTGTGCTGCAAGTAAATGAGGAGGAAATACAGATACTGTTCTGTATGCAAATGCTTCTTTTATATTTCTAGGATGCTGAGATATACGAAGCTGGTAGTCTTCTGGAGATAACTCATCTTTCCATTGTTTAAACTGTTTTTTTAATGCTTCTATTGCTTCTTCTACTAATGAATTACCATAATCATCTATGTAAGGAGGCATAGACCATTGTTCAGGAATAAATAAACCTGACATACCTGTAGTACCTTTATCATCTATTAAATCTGTTTGTACAGCATATATATCTTTAGACAAAGGATTTAATATCATATCCTTTAAAGGATTACACTGAGATAAATCTCCTACAGATCCTGCAGCAATAAACATCCCTGTAGTAATTAAACCAGATCTCATTGCCGGTCTCATGTACTCATATGTCTGATCCATCTTAGGAGCAATTCCTGCCTCCTCATGGAAGAAGTATTTAACTGGACCCCCTACACCATTTGTTGGATCTTTCTCAAATGACATACCTTGTATAGTACCTTTAAGACCAACTTCATTCTTTCTATCTCCTTTTCTTACCTCAATCTTTTGCTGCCACATCATTACTTTATCCGGTGACATAGGTCTATACCATGCTGTATGTTCATTTAAGAATGCAGCATATTCTTGTAAGAACTTCCAGGATCCTTTCTCATTAATGTAGTCTTTAAGACTTGCACCCATTTTTAAAGTAACCCCTGCCTCAAACCATTGCTGATTTATAAACTTACCCATGTGGTAGTAAGAAGATGCAATCTGACGTTTTTTTAATATAGCTGCATGTTTATAGTTAAGTTCTGCAAGAAGTTCATAGAGTGCCAAATGATACTGTGCATCTCTGATTTTAGCAAAACCAAAGTTCTGTTCTTCCTTATCAAAAATTGGTAGAAAGTTTAACCACATGTAGTACTCTCTACAAACAAACCAGGTTAAATCACCATCTTTAACTATAATACCTTTTCTACATTTAGTCTTTTGGTCATCCCAATAACTTATGTAGTCTTTTGATTTAAAGGGAGCTGTACAATATACTCTATCTTTTTTAAATTTTGTTGACTCAGATATGAAAATCTTATTGGTAGTTTCATTAAATTTATATTCTCCTGGTTCTTTAAATACTCCAAAGATAAACTTAGTGAAGTCCTCTCTGGAATCAAAACTTGTAATTGTCCAGTTTCCATTTTCATAGGTTGGTATATCTTGATAAATTTCACTCATTACATGTCATATGCTAGTCCTTGTCCACCTCTTACTTTACTTTGTTGTTCCTCTTGAAGATCTTTATAGGCTCCTTTGAAAGACTGTCTAATTGCATCATAGTTTTTAGCTGCAGCAATCAAAGAGTTAAAGTTACCATCTCTACCTGTAGTAATCTGACTAGTTTCCATATATCTTCCTAATCTATCTAGCATAGATGCAATACCTTTGTATGCTCTGGATGTAGGTGTTTCATACATTCTTTCACAGAATCTAAGTGCTGCAAAAATTGTGTCATCTTCAGTAGAGAAATCCCCGTCAATTTGTTCTAGAATCAATGATTCCTTATCTATGTCTGGTGTAAAGAAAAAGGGATTTAAATCCGGATTTGGACAACACATATAGAATAGATAAAGATATATCTTAAGATGTTCTTCTGGATATTCATCCATCACATCTTTCAGAGCCTTCAGTGTGTAGCAATGTTCAGTAGGAATAACTACTCCGTTCTGTACATCAAACAATTTTGTAAAACTCATTTCTTTTTAATTTTATTTCTGTTATCACTAAGGTAGTGAATAATTGCCAATACCTCATCTACTAAATAAGGTATTGAAATTGGTGTAACTTCTTTTACAATAGGTTCTCCATTTTCATCTAACTTACTTATAGGATATCCCCAATTATCTTCTTTTTCTACTTCAAATGTAATATGATGAACAAATATTCTTCCTGGTTTTAATTTTGGATTATGCTTCAGTATAATATACATATAAATACTAAGTTGTAATGCATAATGATAAAAATGACAATCATCTAGTGAGTCTACAGGAAATCCCATTTTTTCAGATTTACCTTCCCAATCTACGTATGATTGCATATCTATTTTTTTATTAGTCTTATAGTCAATGATATTTACTTTACCATTGACTACTTCAACTAAATCTGATTGACCACAGATACCGGCTGATCTTAAATAGACCATATGTTCTGGATACACGCCTGGTTCTAGTTTTTGATTAGGTGCTACTTTAATACCTTCTTTAACTTCAGAAGGTTTAAATACAGGTACAGTAACACCTTCTCTTTCCATAGATGCTAATGAACATAAGTCAACTTCTCTTTGATTATGATACCATGTTCCAAGAGTAGTTGATCTGTCACCCTCATTAGTCCAAATCTGTTGTATTAATACAGGATCAATACCAAACCATTTTGAGTTTTTATTT